TCAAGTGCGGGTAAAATCCGTGTTTTTGCTGTACTATGTGATGTATCAGGTATTGACGAAACTGATAACAACTAATAGATAAATAATTTAAGGGGGGTATTAATATCCCCCTTAATATATACCCCTTATAATAAATAGGATTTTATGACAACTTATGATTTAAGAAAAAAAACTGATTCAAGTACAGGACAAAAAATTGTTTCGTTAGGTAATGATATAAGGGTTAAAAATTTAGAAAACAGAATTAACAATCAAGAACAAAAACTTAATAAAATATTAGAGTTATTACAAAATGGCAACAACATATCTAACACTAACAAATAGCGTACTTAGAGAATTAAACGAAACAGAATTAACTTCTAGTACGTTTAGTTCTAGTAGGGGTATACAAACTGCTGTAAAAGATTTTATAAATAAAGGTGTACATGATATTTATAATGAAGGTGGTGAGATACCTTTATTATATGCAAGAACTACACAAAATTTATTTGTAGGTGATAATGAATATGATCTACCAACTGATTTAAGAAAAGTAGATATAGACTCATTTACAATGGGCCCAAGAGAATTAGTTACTAATGGAGAGTTTGAATCTAATATTAATAGCTGGACAACTGGAGATGGATCACCATCACATACTACTAGTGGTAATGGTAGATTAAATTTAAATGATGCAGCAGCATATCAATCTGTAGAAACTGTAGTAAATAAACAATACAATTTACAGATTAGAGTATTAAGTCCAAATAGTTCAACAAGCGGATTAATTGTTAGAGTTGGAACATCAGCAGGTGGAACACAAAATTTAAGCACTACAGTAGCTGTTAGTGATTTTAGAGAAGGTAAAATATTAAATACTATATTTACAGCTACAGCACAAAGTTCATTTATATATGTAGAATCAGATGGTGTACAATTAGATGTTGATTATGTTAGATGTTCTAGAAGTGATATACTTAATAGAAAATTACCATATATAACACATGATCATTTTTTACAAAATTTTAAATCAATGGATGATAGAAATAGAAGTGGTAATTATAGTGACCCATTAAGGGTATACCTATTACCTAACTATACTGCCTTTGGTGTAAGTCCAAGACCAAATAAAAGTGATTTTCAAGTAAGCTATAATTATTATAAAACACATACTGATTTATCTGCACATGGAGATACTATGTCTTTACCAGATAGATTTAGAACTCTAATTATAGATAGAGCTAAATATTATACTTATATGTTAAGATCAGATCCTCAACATGCACAATTAGCTGATAGGGATTATCAAAGAAAACTAAGATTACTAAAAGTAGATTATGCTACTAAAAATGAATACATGAGAACTGATGCAATAGGAGAAAGCATTGCTACAAATATAGGAGGTAGAGTTAGTTAATGATTAGAGAAAAAGATAAAGAAAAAAAAGCTATTGATAATATAAACTATAAAGATTCAAAAGATGATATGCAAAAAGATAATGGTATAAAAGTTGCCAGTGCTGATTTTAATAAAATGGAAATAATAGATTTAAAAAAATTAGGCTATGGTAAAGCAGCAGAAAATCCATCTTTAATAGGGAAAGATAAAGAGACAGGTATAAGAATTTTAAAAGAAATATTAAAACTAAATAAATAAATTTATGGCTATAAATTTTTCATTGAATAAACCTCAAGAACCAGAAGATAATATGAGATATGCTGAAAGAAAAGCAACTCGTATGATGAATAATGGTTTAAATAATCAACAAGATGATAAAAACCTTTTAAAAAAAGAAAAAAGAGATTTTGAAATGTTAAAAACAAAAGAATCAAAAAGAGAAACTTTTGGTCCATTGACTAATAAAGAGACAGAGAGATTACAAGATTTATCTATAAAGAGAGAAAAAGATAAAGATGCCAACTACTGATTTAATATCACCATTTGTTGTAAGTTGTGCTGGTGGTTTGACATTGAACAAAGATGTATTTTCAATGCAACCTGGTGAAGCACTTATATTACAAAATTTTGAACCTGATATTAAAGGTGGTTACAGACGAGTAAGTGGTACTGCTTTGTATAATACAACACAAGTTCCACAAGGGTCTAGTAATGCAAGTACAACAGTAGATTGTTCTATTATATTTAATAATCAAGTAATAGCTGCTAGAGGTGGGGATATTAGTAGAGGGGCTACATCTGGTAGTTGGACAAGTTTAACAACTGGTCTAGGCACAGCAACTAGAGCTTATGATTTTGAAAAATATAATTTTAATGGTACAGATAAGTTAATAATAGCTACTGGACATTCAGCTGCACAATCAATTGATACTAGTTTTAATGTAGATCCTATAAATGCGACAGGTGGAGGTACTGCTCCCAGTAATCCTAAATTTGTTAAAGCATTTCAAAACCATATGTTTTATGCAGGTGCAACTAATTCACAGGAAGTTATATTTAGTGTACCTTTTTCAGAAGATAATTTTACTTCAGCTAGTGGTGCAGGATCATTTAAAGTTGACTCAACTGTAGTTGGTTTAAAAGTATTTAGAAATGAATTAATTATATTTTGTGCAGATAGAATATATAAATTAACAGGGACAACAGGTAGTAATTTTGCAGTACAAGAAGTTACAAGAAATATAGGATGTAGAGATGGTGGTAGTATTCAAGAGATTGGTGGTGATGTTATATTTTTAGCACCAGATGGTTTAAGAACTATTGCTGGTACAGCTAGAATTGGTGATGTTGAACTAGGATCTATATCTAGACAGATACAATCTAGAATTGATGATGTAGGTCTGGATAGAGTAACATCCTTAGTTATTAGAGATAAATCCCAATATAGAATATTTTATCCTACAACTACAGGTGGACAAGGTTCTTCAAAAGGAATTATAGGAGTATTAAAAAACAATCCAAATTCAGGAGCTATAGGTTTTGAGTTTTCAGATATGATAGGTATAAAACCATCATCAACAGATTCTGATTTTATAAGTAGCGTTGAGACTCAAGTATTTGGAGGCTTTGATGGATTTATTTACAAAATGGAAACAGGAAATACATTTGCTAACGGTTCTGCTAATTCTACTATATTAGCAGTATACAGATCCCCAGATATGGTTATGGGAGATCCAGGTGTTAGAAAATATATGCAAAGAGTTAATTTAAATTACCAAGGAGAAGGTACAAGTGTTACCGCAGATTTAGCGGTAAGATATGATTATGATGATCAAAATAGTCCACAACCAGATAAAATAAGTTTAGTATCTGGAGGTGGAGCTGCAGTCTATGGAGCATCAACATATGGTAACGCAACGTATAATGCATCAGGAATACCATTGATTAGACAATCAGTAGAAGGCTCTGGATTTGCTGTTGCATTAAAAATAGATGATCAAAGTAGTTCAGATTCATTTTCAATAAAAGGCTTTCAATTAGAATTTACCCCAGGAGGAAGGAGATAATGGCAGGCTATTCGGCAAGACAATCAACATTTACATCAGGTGATACTATCACGGCAGCTCATTCTAACGATGAGTTTAACCAGGTATTAGCTGCATTTAACGCAACAACAGGACACACGCATGATGGAACTGCGGGTGAAGGCGGACCTATAATATCAATTAGAGACGCTAATAGTAGGAACAAAGTATTAGTTGATTCTACTAATAATCATTTAGAATTTTATGTAAATGTATCATCATCTGCAGTACAACAAATTAGAGTACAGGATGGTGCTATTGTACCTATTACTGATAATGACATAGACTTAGGAACTTCCTCTCTTGAGTTTAAAGATGCATTTTTTGATGGTACAGTTACTACAGATGCTTTAGTTGCAGATACAGCTGATCTTAATGGGGGTTCAGTTGACGGTGCAACTTTAGGTACTAATAGTGCTATTACACAGGCTGTAATTGATAATATAAATATTAATGGTGCAACTATAGGTCATACATCAGATACAGATTTATTAACACTTGCTAGTGGTGTATTAACAGTAGCAGGTGAAGTATCTATGACTACTTTAGACATTGGTGGTACAAATGTAACTTCTACAGCAGCAGAGTTAAACATCTTAGATGGTGTAACTTCAACAGCAGCAGAGCTAAATATTTTAGATGGTGTTACATCTACAGCAGCAGAGTTAAATGTTCTTGATGGAATTACCGCAGTTGTTGGTGAATTAAATGCTTTAGATATAGGTTCTACAGCAATAGGAACAGCTGTTGCAAGTAAAGCAGTTATACTAGATGCAAATAAAGATTATACAGGAATTAGAAATTTAACATTAGCAGGAGATCTTACTATTAGTGGTGATGATATTACTATGGCTACTAATACATCTGGACATATACTTGTTGCAGATGGAACTAATTTTAATCCTGTAGCTGTTGGTGATTTATCAGCAATATCTACAGTTGCTTCAGATGATGTTTTATTAGCAGTTGATACTTCAGGTGGTGGGCTTAAAAAAATTACAAGATCAGCTTTAGTTTCAGGACTTGCTACATCAAGTGCATTAAACAATATATCAGAAGATACTTCACCTCAATTAGGTGGTAATCTTGATATGAATGGTTCAGATATTGTTACTACTTCAAATGCAAACATTGATATATTACCTAATGGATCTGGAATAGTTAATCTTGATGGTACAGAAGTAAGTGATGGTTTAATTGAATTAAAAACTGGAACTGGAAATGTTGCTAAAGTTAAATTTTATTGTGAGTCTGGAAATGCTCACGCACAAACACTTCAAGCTGCCCCACATTCTGCGGCTAGTTCAGCTGTATTAGTTTTACCTACAGCTTCTGGTAACTTAGTTGGAACTGGAGACAGTGGTACAGTAACTAATACGATGTTAGCAGGATCTATAGCAGATAGTAAATTATCTGCAATATCTACAGCTGGAAAAGTAGCATTAAGTTCTTTAGAGATAGATGGTGGTACAGATATTGGTGCAGATTTAACTACATCTGATTTAATTGTAGTAGATGATGGAGCAGGTGGTACAAATAGAAAGGCAGCTTTATCTAGAGTAGTAACTCTAATGACAGCACAAGGATTTAGTACAGATGATCCAACAGCTTTAGCAATTGCTTTAGGATAAATAATCATTGACTTTTTTACATACAACTATATAATATAAATAACAAGGAGAATAACAAATGG